CATTTCTATGAAGCGATGGACTTATACAATGAACTTATACGTGAGGGCATTGCGAAGGAGTGTGCGAGATTTGTTCTACCGTTAGCATCACCAACCAGAATTTATATGACTGGTAGTGTTCGTTCATGGGTTCATTACGTAGACCTACGCACTGGACACGGTACTCAGAAGGAGCACATGGATATTGCTAACGCATGTAAGGAGATACTTATCCGAGAGTTTCCAGTTTGTGCTAAAGCATTGGAGTGGACATGACATTAATATTCTGGTTTGGATTCTTTATCATGGTCGTTAATGAGGGGTTCGTTATCCTACGACATCAATCTAAATTCTTTGCTCAGTTGAGGGAAGAAATCGTTAAGGACTTTGGTGATGGGTGGAAGAAATTCCACTCAACATTAGATTGGGTCTGGGTTGCTGGAGTTATTCTAGGACTCATACTAGCAGGTGATCAGAGATGGACAGACATCACAGCTCTTGTCACATTCTGGGGTAGTGTGCTAGTATTCGTTTACATACCAAAGTGGATCGGATAATGATATTCTGGGGTGGCAATCATAAAGTTGATTCTAATATAGTATCAACTATAGTTGATGGTTTGAAGAAGATTAAACATTCATTCAAGGGTGGATACTATTCTTCTTACCATGTTGATCCAGAACAACGTCCTGATAGAATACTCAATGATGGATACATTAATATCTTAGAGAAAGCTACAAAGGATCTTGGTTTATACTATAGGACTGATTACTTCTGTGATTATTGGACTCAAGTATATCCTGCATCACCTGCTCCACTTGGCACTCACTTTACACATGATCATTTCTCTGGAGTAGAATTATTTTCTTGGGTTCATTTCATTAGACCCACTTCAAAGAAGTGTTTCCGTTTCCTAGACTCTCATGGTGCATCAATCTATCCCGAACAAAACGAGGGAGATTTTATTATATTTCCGTCTTGGGCTCTACATAGAGTAGATGCTAATGAGGAGAATGAGGACAGAGTTGTTGTCGCAGGTAATGCAATAGCAAGATCTATCCAATGCCCTCTACAAAATGAAGAGACTAAGATCTCTACATGCCATGATTTTAATTCAAGGTTTAGATTATGGGAGAGTAATACTTTCCCACGATCATTTGCACACGATATCCCTAAAGAATGGTTATAATTATGCCAACATACCCTGTAAAAAATAAAGATACTGGAGAGACTAAAGAACTCTCCATGACAATGAAAGAGTACGACCAGTGGAGAAAAGATAATCCAGACTGGGATAAGGATTGGATGGCAGGAGTTGGAAACTATTCTACTGAAGTAGGAGACTGGCAACATAAGATGAGTAAGACACATCCTGGTTGGTCAGACATTATGAAAAATAAAATACTACCTAAAGCACCAACTAACACATCTATTGCGGAGAAGTGGGGTTAATATGCCAGCAAAAAAGAAAGTTACTAAAGCACCAGGAGCAGGTATGACTGCCAAGCAAAAGAAAAGACGTAAGCCAATCAATCAGGAACTAATGTTTCCTGTTGAACCTATCACTGATAATCAGAAAATCTTCTTTGAAGAGTGGGATAAAGGCCAGATGCTTTATGCATATGGTGTAGCAGGTACAGGTAAGACATTCATTGCCCTCTACAAGGCGTTGTGTGATGTACTTGGTGATAGCACTCCTTACGAGAAGATCTATGTTGTACGCTCTCTTGTACCCTCTAGAGAGATTGGTTTCTTACCTGGTGATGCTGATGATAAGTCATTCTTATATCAAGTACCATATAAAAAGATGGTACAGAGCATGTTCCAGATGCCAGATGATAATGCATACGAGATGCTCTATGAGAATCTAAAGTCGCAGGATACTATTTCTTTCTGGTCTACTAGTTTTATACGTGGTACTACCTTTGATAATGCTATCATTATTATTGATGAGTGTCAGAACTTGAATTTTCACGAGTTAGATAGTATAATAACAAGAGTTGGACAAGATAGTAGGATCGTTTTCTGTGGTGACCAAGCACAGACTGATCTAGTTAAGACTAATGAGCGTACTGGTATCTTAGATTTCCAGAAGATCATTGGTTCTATGGATGAGTTTTCTCTTGTCGAATTTGGCATAGAAGACATCGTTCGATCTGGTCTAGTTAAATCATATCTTATTAGTAAAATCAATGCTGGCCTATGAAATTTAATCATGTAGAGGGAGTGATCCCCATTGAAATGTCAGCAAGTATAGTCAACCACAAGCGTGTATACGTTACACCAGATGGTGACAAGTTTCCATCAGTTACTACTGTCATTAGCAACAATGCTAAGAAGATGGCAGGTATTGCTAGGTGGAGGGAACGTGTTGGTATGGAGGAAGCGAATCGAGTATCCGCAAGATCAACTAAGAGAGGTACAACCTATCACTCTATAGTTGAGGACTACTTTAACAATAAGTTAGAGATAGAAAAGTATAAAGATTCTCCGCTTCCTACTGTTATGTTCTATCAATCAGTGGATACTCTGAACAGGATAAATAATATTTACTTGCAGGAGGCCGCTCTATACTCCAAACACTTAGAGTTAGCGGGACGAGTTGATTGTATTGCAGAGTTCGATGGGGAATTATCTATTATCGACTTCAAGACATCAGCAACACCAAAGCGAGAAGAATATCTAACTGATTACTTCGTGCAAGAAACTGCTTATGCATGTATGCTCCAAGAGTTATACGATGTTAGCGTTAAAAAAATAGTGACCATCGTTGCTTGTGAGAATGGGGAAACTCAGGTGAAAGTACTTCCACCTAAGAAAGAATACTTCATCACATTAATGGGTTACATCCACGAATACCAAGAACGTTATGGACAAAAAACAATTACTTGAGGATAAATTTATGACTGCTGCGAAGTTCTCGCAGGAAGTGGAAAAGATTGCACTACACAATCTTGATATGAATTATATTGATTCGGTTATCCATTACTGTGAAGAAAATGAGATAGAACTAGATAGTGTTACTAAATTGATTAGTAAACCACTTAAAGAGAAGTTGCGTCACGAGGCTCAACAACTCAACTTTATGAAGAAAACAAGTCGTGCCAAATTAATGCTAGTATGAGATCTAATTTTTTCCAATCCGAATTAGTCCGTGGTGACATTCAAGAGATGGTAGAACTCCAGCAGTTCTGCTTCAGATCTGCTATGAATTTTATGCTACTTGATCCAGAAAGAAAGTTTGAATATTTTGATGCATTGGAAAGACTCATTGAGAAACAGAAAGTATTCTATGCTCGTATAGAATTGAGTGATGACCCTGAAGCACAGTCAGTCAAGGAAACTATGAAACAGGGCATAGTAATGCTAGGTGCTACACCTGACACACCAATGCAATCAATGTTTGATGAACTATTGAGAAAGGTGGCCAAGTTTAGAGAAGATCTGAAGGCAAAGTTGGAGCAAGATAACGGAAAGTAAACCAAACCGAAAGATAGTATAAAGGAAACGGTGTTTTGTGTGAATTCCATGTTATATAATATGTGGAACCCAACACAGAACAATGCTACAAACTTTAAAGTGGTCGGAAGACGGAGAATTATCACAACTTGACATGGAGAAGGTACTGAGTGCCTTGGAAGAGCAGAATACTGAGTGTGTTGTGGAACACAAGCAACCAATTCTGAGTACAAACAAATGAGTGGTGATCCAGGACTAACTGAACCAGTTATTTTTTACACGAGTGAGATGACCATAGCAAAGAGAATTTTGCTGAAGCATCACACACATACAGTTCAGTCTAAAGATGAGTATCATCTGACAAGGTGGAGAACAGGGAGCACTCTTCAGGAATAATTAATAATTCAGGGGGTTGACAAACCCCCTTTTTCTGTGCTATAAATAGTATATCGGCGTAATTAACCGATACGGGAGTGACTGAATAAACTTGCTGGCATAAGGCTAGTTAAGGTGATGAGACACAGGTGGTGCTGCTTCCCCCAAGGAAGAATCGACCTACCAGTCGGGTCTCAGATAGTAAGGTAAAAATCTACTCAATGTAGCAATGCCCCTTACTTGTTGGTAAACATGAACCCAACCTCCCACCCAAACCAAATCCAATAAAATCTAAGGTAATCTAAATGTCGTTTGCTAGTTTAAAGAAAAAGTCTGGTCAGAATCTACAGTTTCTACAAAAAGAATTGGAGAAGTCTGTTAGTGGTAAGAATGTTGATGAGAGATTCTGGAAGCCAGAGGTAGATGCATCAGGTAATGGGTATGCTGTTATCCGTTTCCTTCCTGCACCTGATGGGGAGACAGTTCCCTGGGCAAAAGTATATTCACATGCTTTTCAAGGGCCAGGAGGATGGTACATTGAGAACAGTTTAACAACTCTTGGTGAAAAAGATCCAGTAGGTGAGGTTAATCGCCGTCTCTGGAACAGTGGTGAAGAAGCAGACAAGGACACTGCACGTAGACAGAAGCGTAAGTTGTCCTACTACAGTAACATTCTTGTTGTAAAGGATCCTAAGAATCCTGATAACGAGGGTAAAACATTTCTGTATAAGTATGGTAAGAAGATCCATGATAAGATTCTTGCAGCAATGCAACCTGAGTTCCAAGATGAGACACCAGTAAATGT